ATGAACTACAAAGGTAGCAATAAATTCGGAGTATTACCCCGACGCACAGTAATTGCAAACCAGCCACATATGTTGGCATATATTAATCCCCAAGAGGAAATGTTACTCCGTCAATTGGGTGGCACTGGGCAAGCTGGACCTATGGGTGTTCCTGCATACCCTCCAGGTGATGGTGGCTTTTCACCAGATGGTGGTGGTGGTTATGGCGGTGGCGGTGGCTTTGGAGGCTTTGGTGGAAGCGAAAGTCCTGGTGGTGGTGGTGGTGGTGGTTATAATGATGCAGTTGCAGCAGCTCAACAACAGGCAGCGGCAAACGCAGCAGCAATGGCAGCGGCAGATGCGGCAATAGCAGGACAAATGGCAGCTGCTGCTCAAGAAGAAGCAAACGCAGCAGCAATGGCAGAAGCAAACGCAGCGGCAATAGCTGAAGCTGAGGCAATAGCGAAAGCTGAAGCTGAGGCAATAGCTATTCAAGATCCATCTGATATCCCAACAGGAAGCATTACAACTAGTATAGTTGGAACTCCTATGTTTGAGAATATGAAAAATCTTATGGCTCAGGAAGAAGCAAAAAATAATATAGGCTCAAGTGGTTATGTTAGCGTTGATGCTATGGCTAACACAACACCTGACGTAGGTTTTGTGCCAGATAATTATACCCCTGATTTAGGTGGATATATAGGCACAATTGACGATGACGGACTGCCAAATGTCGATGTTAATGAAAGTGATTTTATAGACAATCCTTACGCAATAGATATCCAAGACACTAATATTTACACATTAAACGAAGATGGAACATATACTATTGAGGATGGTGAGCCAGACCCAGAACCTGATTTTGACCCAAATGAATTTATTGGTGGTCCCGGTGATGGACCTGACAATGTAACAACAACAACCGACACATTGCCATCTTCATTTGATAGAGTTGAATACAACTTTAACACGAGTTTAGATCCATCACAGTACGGTGGTATGTGGAGCAATATAACTTCAACAATCCCTAAATATGAATTTAATGCCTATGAAGATGAAGATGGTTTACTAAGGTTTTCGGAAAATGACGAGCTTGTTCCAGAAGACATTTTAAAATATATGCCCTATGCAAAGAAAACTTTAGTAGAAGAAGAAACAGAAGAAGAAGAAGAAGAAACAGAAACAGAGGAAGAATAGCCATGCCACAAGATACAGTTATGGATCAAATGAATAAATTGCTCCCAGTCGAAGAAGAGAGAGCGATTGCACCTAATGACGGGTCAGGTGACTTTAATGCGTTTGTTAACACGATGGAAGGCAATCCCAATGAAATTCCATTAGAAATAATGCAAAGCAACATGGATGCTGATTTATTATCTGCTTACATAAAAACGCAAGACGCTATTCCCCAAGACTTAGGACAGCTATTCGAAAGTGTAAGAGCTGGAGGAGTTTTAAGTGCAATGGAAAGAGAAGCCTTTAGCGAAATGTTGAAAAATATAAGCCCAGAAGCTTTTGAGGCTTTAAACCCCGACTCAGCAATTAGAGAAGGTGAATACCAATTCCCACAAGGTAGTCAGGTGGATAGTCCTCGTGGCGATTATGAAATGAATGAAGATATGAAAATGCTAGACCCCAGCTCAACAGTTAGGCAGGGTGAAATGCTTGGTTTTTCAGATGAAGTTATTAGAGAAGGAGAATAAAATGGCTGAAGTAAATGTAGAAAATATGGAAGAGAACGCAGAACTCTTCGTGGAAAAAATGGGTTTCCCTCATGACTCTGACGGATTAGACATGAGTGACGATCAGCTCGTTAATTTCCTATTGCTCTGCCACCAAATGCAATATGAAGTTGGCGATGAGTATGAAGAGGAAATGATGGAGGAAGACATGTCCGAAGACCATGGCGACGGTGTTAAAGTCAAGGTCATGAAAATGGGCGGCAATGATGTTCATAATATGATGAATGAGTTGCTCGGAGGTTAAATGCCTGTAACAAAAGTCAAAGGCGGTTACAGGTGGGGTAAGTCTGGAAAGATTTACAAAACGAAGAAGGAAGCAGAGCGTCAGGGCAAAGCTATTTATGCCTCTGGCTATAATAAAAAGAAAAGGAAAGCGTAATGGATTGGATTAAAGGAAGATTAAAAGAGCCTTCAAGCTATGGAGCTGCGGCTGTCGTTGGTGTTGGTTTAGGCATTCTATTAACACTGCCAATATTAACTTGGGCAGGTATTGTATGTGCTATATTCGGATTGGTTCTTAAAGAAAAATCAAGTGAGTAAGTAATGAGCCTTTATGAGAATATACATAAAAAACGAAAAAGAATAAAAGCTGGCTCTGGGGAGAAAATGCGTAAAAAAGGAGACAAGGGTGCACCAGCTAAAGGTATTTTTTCAAAAATAGCTAAAGCAGAGAAAAAGAAAAAGAAGAAAGGTAAAAAGAAAAGTGGCAAAAAAAGCAGTAGAAGCTCCTAAAGGTTATCATTGGATGAAGTCCGGGAAAGGCTTTAAGCTAATGAAAGGTAATTATAAACCTCACAAGGGTGCAGTTAAAAAAGCATCTTTCGCGATACAGAAAGTTCACAAAACCTAATGTATGAATATGCGATTAAAGAAGTTGTGAAGGTTGTAGATGGTGACACAATAGATGTCCTCATTGACTTAGGCTTTGATTTAACTAAAAAAGAAAGAATAAGACTCGCCGGAATTGACACACCTGAAAGCCGGACACGCAATTTAGAAGAAAAGAAAATGGGTCTAGAGGCAAAAGACTATTTGCAAAATAAGCTCGACAACTGCAAAGACCTTAGAGTTAAAACAGAAAAAGACGGAAAGTATGGCAGAATGTTAGGCTGGTTGCATGGCAACAATGAAGACATTAATAGAATAATGGTTATCAAAGGCTATGCTTGGGAATATGATGGTGGAACTAAAGTGAAAAGCTTAGAGGCACTTAGAGCATCGCGAGGAGTTAATTAATGGCAGAATACAAAGGCAAAAAAGTAAAGCTAAATAATCCACGCAGGATAGGTAAAGGCGAGACAAGTTACGGTAAAAAGAAATCTGTTGTCTATGTAATGGACGGTGATAAAGTAAAGCGTGTGACCTTCGGTGATCCTAATATGCGTATAAAAAAGAACCAGAAAGGTCGTAGGTCTAATTTCAGGGCTAGGCATAACTGCGACAACCCCGGTCCAAAGACAAAAGCACGATACTGGTCGTGTAGAGCGTGGTGAAAAATGGCAAGAGCAGCAGTTAAAAAAGTAGCACAGGCAGAAATCAGGGCGGCTAAAAGTTTCTTAAAACGCAGAGGTCTAGATACAGATGACTTGTCTCCACGCAAGTTTGCAATGGCAGCTAAAAAATTAGACAAAGGTTTCGCTGAAACTTTGAAAATATTAGCACGAGAACTTTCTGCTGGTGAAGTTTAATGGCTTTAAGAAGATCGAGCTTTCCATCATTATTAAAGGGTAATAAAAAGAAAAGAAAGGAGGGTAAAATGAAAAAAGGTACAAAAAAGAAACCGGGTAAGAAAAAAGGCTACTAATGCCTGATCAAAAAATCGTTAAAATATTCGTCAAGGGCATAGGTATGTCTGGAAAGGTAAAAGATGACGATAACAGATCTGCTCCAGAAGATAAAAAACAATCTGGAGAAGGAGAGAGCAGCAATAGCTGACAAAATGGTCTCAGGTCGAGAAGCCGACTTCGGGTCATATTTAAAAGACGTTGGGATTGCGGAGGGTTTAAGTCAAGCTTCTGAAATTATCAGCGAAACAATGAAAACAATTAACGAAGAGGATGCATAACATGTCTCATCCACATGCACTACACAAAGAGGAAGAAGTTGAAGCAACTTTAGAACCTCATCAACTACCAGTTCCATTAAATTGGAAAGTGCTAGTTCAACCCAATCAAGTAAAAATGCAAACTAAAGGCGGTTTACATTTACCTTCAATATCGAAAGACAATGAAGAGTATTTAACCGCTCATGGTCGAATTACCGCAATGGGTGACTTAGCTTACAGAGATCGAGACACTGGCGAACGCTGGCGTTCCGAAATCTGCCCTAAAGTTGGAGACAGAGTTACTTATGGTAAATACTCTGGTCAAAAACTTACAATCAATGGCGTGAGGTTTCTACTGCTGAACGATGACGAATTAACGTCTATTCTCCCAGAAGATGCCGACATAGCCGCATATTTAGCGTAACAACTTGGAGGTCGCAAACCATGTCAAATGAAGAAGTAATTCAGGAGATAGAGAGCGAAATTAAAAAGGCAAAAGCAGAGCCTGAAGAATTTCAAATTGAAATCACTGAAGATCCTGCGGAGGAGGCGAAAGATGTAGCCGAAGAAGCAGAGAGTAAATTAGCTGAAGATAAATCTGAAAAAGATCCGAACTTTGGACCTAAAATAGAGAAAAGAATTAAAAAGCTTGTTTCTCAACGCAGAGATGCAGAGGTTCAAGTTAAATCAATTCAAGAAGAGAATGCTCAGCTTATAAAAAGAATTGAACGCTTAGAGAAAGGCTCTCAACAAAATAATCAACAAGCTTTTAATAAAAAGTATGCTGACACTAAAGCAGCTCTAACAAAAGCTGTTGAAGAAGGTGACACTGAGGCTCAAGTTAATTTTCAAGAGCAAATGGCAGACATGCGTGCCGCAATGCGGATTGCAGAAATGCAGAAGCAACAACGAGCACAACAAGCTGCATCACCAACTGTGGGAAGAGCTCAACAAGTTGCACAAGACCCAGCACCGGAAAAGGCGATGGCTTGGTGGCAACAAAATAACTGGTTTAATGCTCAAGGTTATGAGCGTGAAACAGCTGCAGCTAGGGCAATTGACGTTCAATTAGACTTAGAGGGATTTGATAAAAATGAACAGGAATATTACGATACATTAAATAATCGTTTACATAATGTGTTTCCTGAGTTAGTTTCAAATGTAAGTCCTACAAGTAAACCAAGAACAAAAAGTAGAACACCAGTCGCCCCCACTACAGGCGGTTCTTCATCTTACAAAGGCAACAGGGTTCGCATGACGCAGGACCAACTTAGAATGGCTAGAGAACTTGGTATAACAGATGAAAACAGTCTTAAAAAATATGAGACCGAAATCAAACGTCAGCAAAGGAGCTAATTATGTCTGAGAATAGAAATGTGCGTGCAAGCGAAACCCGAACATCTGTGCGTGAGGAGCAAGTTCGCTCCGAAGCGACATGGAAACCACCATCATTGTTGGATTCACCAGAACCTCGTCCCGGTATGACCCAACGATGGATAGCTACCTCGATTCAGGGTAAGGATACTCCAGACAACGTGTATAAAAGAATGCGTGAAGGATGGAACCCACGCCCTGCTGACACCGTTAAAGATAAGTTGTTTCCGACTATCAACCACGGCCAGTGGGCAGGATCAATTGGAATAGAAGGCATGTTACTTTGTGAAATGCCTATTGAGACTCACAAGCAAATGAAAGCTTATTACAATAATAGGAATTCAGAGCAAAATGAGTCAATTTCAGGAGATCTTGATGCGTTAGGACGAAAAACTGGACAATCGATTTATCAAACTCGTGAGTCCTCTTCGAGCCGTGGCAGGGATCTCTCTGTTATGGATGATTAATACTTTAACGCTAAAGGAGCGAAAAAATGGCTAATGTTGATGCAGCCTTCGGTTTTGTACCGACTCGCCATCTGAGCGGTAATGCACCAAGAGTTAATAAGTACACTTGTGCAAGTGAATTAGCAGAGAACATCTTTAAAGGTGATCTTTGTATTATCATAAGCACTGGTCTTGTAACTCCACACACAGCGACCGAGGTTAACAATGTCGGTGTGTTTGATGGGTGTTCATATACTGCGAGTGATGGCTCATATGTTTACAGTGAATACTGGCCAACAGGAACTACAGCTACAGATATTGTGCTGTATATCTATGATGACCCATACACTGTTTTCAAAGTTCAATCAGCAGGTTCTCCTGCACAGACTAACATTGGTAATTGTGCCGATGTCGTGGCTGGAACAGGTTCGACCACAACAGGTCAATCTGGATTTGAAATTAGTGGAACTATGGCAGCAGGTACAGCTACCTGTAAGATCATGGCTCTTTACGATGCACCGGACAATGCTTTTGGTGCGAACGCTGTTATGGAAGTGCTTATTAACGAGCATCTCTATAAAGACTCAGCAGGTATATAGAAAGGAGTTTAGACGATGGCTATGAATAGATCAAGTTTTGCTAAAATGCTTGAGCCCGGATTGAACACTCTTTTCGGTCTTGAATACGACAAGTATCCAGAGGAATATCTAGCAGTTTTTGACTCAAACACTTCAAGCAAAGCATTCGAAGAAGATGTTTTGTTGCAAGGATTTGGATCAGCACCAACTAAGACAGAAGGTGCAGCTATTTCTTATGACGATGCTAGTCAACAATGGACAGCGAGATACCAACATGAGACAATTGCTTTAGCTTTTGCAATTACTGAAGAAGCTGAAGAAGATGGCCAGTATGGCTCAATTGCTTCACGTTACACTAAGGCACTAGCACGCTCAATGGCTTCCACTAAGGAAATCAAAGCAGCAAACGTCTTAAATTTCGCTCAAACTGCTGGTTACACAGGCGGTGACGGTGTTACACTACTAAGTGCATCACACCCAACTCGCAATGGTAATCAATCAAATGTGTTAGGCACAGCAGCTGACCTTTCAGAGACTTCATTAGAGTCCGTTCTTATCAATATTGCTGATATGAAGGATGACAGAGGTCTTAGAATTGCGGCAGTAGGTACTACTTTAATAATACCAACGGCTTACACATTTACAGCAGAGCGTCTGTTGGAATCTCAATTGAGAACAGGCACAGCCGACAATGACATTAACGCTATTAAGTCAGGTGGATATCTACCTAATGGTGCACATGTTATGCGTAGGTTGACAGACTCAGATGCGTGGTTCGTTAGAACTGACGTGCCTGATGGCTTGAAAATGTTCCAGAGATCGCCTATGAAAAAAGGCATGGAAGGTGACTTCGAAACTGGAAACGTGCGTTATAAGGTTCGTGAAAGATATAGCTTCGGTCATACTGACTGGAGAGGTCTTTTCGGATCTGAAGGTGCATAATAAAAATTTGAGGGAGGGGATCGTCTCCTCCCTTTTCACCTTGACAGTTGCATTCCGCAACTGACACTAGCCAAGACAAGGAGACACACATGGCTAATACAACATTTACAGGAGCAGTACGCTCCGAAAACGGTTTTAAAGTAGTATCTAAAAATGCTACAACAGGTGCATATACTGATACCGCTGTAATTGCCTCAACAGGTATTGTTACAAATAAATATGTAAAACACGTCGGCTTTGCGACAGGTGTTACTGTTAACACTACAGCCGGGGACAGCCCGACAATCGGTGAGTTCACTCAGCCAGCAAACACAATCATCACTGACATTAAGATATTCTGTGACACAGCTCCTGTAATTGGAACTGGCGATATTGGTTACGAAGTTGGAACATCTAGTTCAGGTGCACAAATTGTTGCGGCTCAGACGGATGAAATTCTTGATGGCGGCACAACTGTTGTTGAGCATAACGTAACTGTGACCAGTTTGGTTCTTCAAACACAAGATGATACAACTGCACCAGCTTCTGTTCAATATACCAGTGCGGAAAGAACTATTTACTGCAACATCACTAATACAGTGGATGCGACAACTGCTGGATCTTTCACATTTATTATTGAATATGTTCAAATTGCATAATTAATTAGGTGGGGGTAAAACCTCACCTACAAATTAGGAGAATAAAGTGGCAGATATTACAACGACAACTAAAATTTCAGAAAACACTCGTGAAGTTGTTTATGCTTTTCAATATCAATATGTTGACGGTGGCAATGAAAGTGCTGTTTCTAAAATAGATGTCTCTGGTTTAGGTAAAAGTGCAAATGGCGATACATGTAGTGGCATAAGAATTGTTGAGTGTTGGTGGGTAATAAATGCAATGACTGTTGAAGTCTTAGCGGATGCAAATACAGACGTTATTGTTTTGCATTTAGATGAGGGTCAGTCAGGATACCAAGACTTTTCAAGATTTGGAGGTCTACCAACAAGCAGTTCATACGGAACAAGTGGAACTGGTGACATTAAGTTTACGACAACAGGGGCTGGTGCGGCAGGTGATGCTTATCAGATTGTGATAAGAGCAATTAAAGAGTATTAAATATGGCAACTTCAGGAACGGTAGCATTTAGACCAGACGTTGAAGAGATTATTTCGGAAGCTTACGAGCGGTGCGGAATAGATCCACAGACGAGGACAGGTGATCAAGCTGTATCGGCAAGACGCAGTTTGAACCTGTTATTTTCTGAGTGGGCTAATAGAGGCATAAATTATTGGACAGTTTCAAAGAACACACTGACTTTAGTAAAAGATCAGACAACTCCATACACATTGCCAGTAGGAACAATAGACATTATAGATGCGGTTATAGCGGATAGTTCTGGCACTGATACGGCTGATCAAATGCTTAATCGTATTTCAATTGCAGATTACAATCAGTTGCCCAACAAAACTAGCAGTGGTAAGCCAAGTCAGTATATGCTTGACAAGCAGTATACACCACAAATTTATTTCTGGCAGATACCTGACGTTTCGACATATAGCATGGTTTACTGGGCAATAAATCAATTAGAAGATATAACGCTGTCTAATCAAGATGCAGATGTTCCATACAGGTGGAGTGACTGTATATGTGCAGGCTTGGCAAGTAAATTAGCTTTAAAATACGCAACAGACAAATATCAAATACTTGATAATGTCTATGAGCGTTCATTTAATTTAGCAGCATCATCAGATAATGATGGGGTAAGTTTAAGGATTCATCCAACAGGAATGAACTTAGGATAAAATGGCAAGATACGCAACTGGTAAAAAATCGAATGCGATAGGCGACAGGAGCGGTTTTAAGGTAAAATATAAAAATCTTAAAACTACTTGGGATGGATTGCGTGTAGAACCAGAAGACTGGGAACCAAAACACCCACAACTTACTCCGGCTAAAAATGTTATAGATGCAACAGCATTATTTAATCCTAGACCAGATAATGATCCAGATAATGTTTTATTTTCTGTTGGTTATATGTATGATTGGACAATAGATCCAAGACTTCGTCCGGGAATTGGAATGAATGGCAGAGGCACTGTCGGTAACGGAAAAGACTCAGAAGTTTATATATTTACTTCAGTGGATGTCACTGGTTTAGCTGGTACAGGTGCAATTGGAACTGAAATACCACTTGCCTCTATTACTGAGACAGGTGTAGCCGCGACAGGTGCGATAGGCACAATTAGCTTGGTGGGATCAATTACTGAGACAGGTGTGGCTGGCACAGGTGCAGTCGGTGTGTTTGGCGAGACAGATGGACCAAACATGCAACTGTCAATTACAGAGTCTGGCTTGGCTGGCACAGGTGCTATAGGAACAGAGGCAGTAAATATTCAAGGTTGGGGCAACTCAACTTGGGGTGAAGGAGAATGGGGCGATTAAATGAATTACTCAGCACTAAAGACTAACATTCAAAACTTTGTAGAAGATGATTCTACAGAACTAACAGCTTCTATAGACACAATCATTTCCCAAGCTGAGGATATGATTTACCAACGTCTTCCTAATTTACCTGCATACAGAGGAAGTGCCTCCGGTACTTTAGTTGTGGGAACCTCTCAATACACCGTAACAACTGCAAGAATGATAAGACAAATTTCTATTACAAATTCAAGCAGTAACGTGGTCTATTTAGATCATAGAATTGATTCATATTTAAGAGACTATTGGCCTAACGCATCCACGACAGGAACGCCAAGAATTTACTCTACAGATTCTGCGTCTACATCAGGCACAGTTTTCACCCTTGCACCGACTCCCGATGCAACTCTCGCTTATAAGGTCGACTATGTAGCTCCAGAGGCTGGTCTATCTTCGAGCAACACAACGTCTTGGATTGGCGATAACGCTGAGGCGGCTTTACTAGCAGCATGTTTGTATGAAACTTCTGCTTTCCTTAAAGCTCCAGATACGATACAGTTATACAAGGCACAATTTGACGAGGCAATTCAATTGCTACAGCAGGAAATGCAAAGAGTCTACACTGCTGAATACAACGGAGGAATATAATGGCAATATCACAGGCAATGTGTACAAGTTTCAAGGCTGAAATCTTAGATGAAGTCCATGATCTTGTAGCAGATACAATAAAAATTGCTCTTTTCACTAGCTCCGCTAGTTTAGGAGCATCAACTACAGCATACTCAACTTCTAATGAGGTTGCTAATGGTAACGGTTACGCAACTGGCGGTGTTGAGCTTACATCTAGAGCAGTGGCAACGAGTGGCACGACAGCTTACTTTGACGCGGCAGACCCAAGTTGGACTTCAGCTACGTTCACAGCAAACGGTGCTTTAATTTATAATTCAAGTGCAAGCGACAAGGCTATAGCGGTTCTTGCCTTTGGTGGTGACTTTACAGTCGCTGGTGGTACGTTTCAAATTGTTTTCCCAGCGGCAGGGGCAAACGCAATAATAAGGATAGATTGATATGGCTAGTACCTATGTAAATGACCTCAGACTTAACGAGATGGCTACAGGCGATGCGTCAGGGTCATGGGGTACAGTAACAAACACAAACCTAGAATTGATCGGTGAGGCTTTTGGCTATGGCACTGAATCTATAGGAAACGCAGATACAACAATAACAATGGCAGACGGTGCGGCTGATGCAGCGAGGTCATTTTACCTTAAAATTACTTCAAGTGCAGATTTAACTACAACGAGGGTGATTACCCTAGCCCCAAACACTGTTTCTAAAGTTTGGATAATAGAAAATGCAACTAGTGGAAGCCAGATTATAACAATTAAGCAAGGAACTGGTGCGACTATAAATATTGCTAATGGTCAAGTTAAGATGATTGCGACAGACGGAGCTGGCTCTGGTGGCGTGGTTCACGATTTACTTACAGATGTCAGTATGGCTGGAGATGTATTTGTCGCTAACACTCTAAATGTGGCAGGTGACACAGCCG